AGTTCCCTTTGTGATTTTAACTCCGCACTCTTTTACTAGTTTTGCTTCGGGCTTACTAAGTATATCCTCCATTTTTTGGAAGATTTGTTTTGATTGCCTAAAGCTACCTGCAATAACACCTATATTAGCGTTGGGATTTAAAAGACACTCAAGTAATACATAAATAGCTGTAGAGAAAGTTTTTGACATTCCACGAGAGAATACGAACATCGAATAGTCCGATACCATCATCCCCTTAATAGCCATAGCTTGGAATGGGAATAACTTTACTCCTAAAAATAGTTCAGAGGTAAATGCGATATTAGCTCTTAAGAACTTATATAATAAATACTTCGCTTCCTCGTCAGGCAAATCGCCATCGAGTGTTTTTAAATAATTATTAAATTCCGTAGCGGAGTGATCATTTCGATACCGCTGTTTTCCTTTCTGCCATGCCATGAACTTTTTTCTCTAAATGATATTGAATATCAACATGCCATAAATCTTGACCGTGATATAGTATTTTTGGAATTATCTTTTTTGCTCCAGCTCTAGAATAAGCGAATACAAATTGAATATTTTCCGGGTAGTCTATCATAAGACTACGAACATTATGCCATAAGTAACCTAAGTTCGATTTAAACTTTGATATTTTGTTTTCTTTTTCGATTTTTTCAATAGAAGACTCGACAACAATGAACATGTAAGAATTAAACTGGACACAACGATCCATCTCGCGTCTGAATCTTTCGATATCTTTTCCGAAAGTTTGTCTAAAATCATCTCTTGCTTTCCTATCTACGAATGTTTTTGAATAATGTTGCCCTGCAGCCGTGTAATCACCGAAATCTAATTTATTATCAACACTATTTAAGAATTTTAAAGGTTTTTGTTCTCTAGTGTCAATAAAGATCTGAATATCACTACAATCTTGCTCCCAGAAATTTTTAGGTAAATTTTTGGTGAACCAAGACTCTACATCCAAATCTTTAGAGAAATCCAAGTAAGAGCGCCACAGCCTCCTATAATGGTCTATGTTTGGCATTTGAGCCAACATGTAATACAAGTCGGGAGGAGTGAACCGGACCTCCTTATTCCCGAATCTTTTTCGAGTATATCCGATAAGATGATTTTTTGCTTTTATTGGTGAAGTTGTCTTAAGCCAAGAAATATAATTTTCGACACTATTGAAATCTTCTTGAAAATACTGATCGTAATTTTTAAATTGTAGTAGTTCGTTGGTATACAAGTCTCTTTTAGCGTAGTATTGAACATAATACTCGCCTATAGAAATACTATGAGCTTTGAGATGGGCGTGGAACCCTCTACGTTTATCAAAAGACTTCCCGCACTCCTTGCATACAAATTCGCTCATAATAATTCTTTCTTGGATATCCCCAAGATCCTAGCTTTATAATCGTCCATGCTTTCCAATCTATCAGCTTCTTCTTCAATTAATTTATTTTGGAGTTCAGCCATCATGATCATACGATCTCTTTCCTCTCGTTCTTGGAACGCTTCAACCAAAGCGAAGATAGAGCCATTCTCTTCTCCTTTCGCTTTTAGTCGTGCAGTTCTAGATCCATTAAGATCCTTTGTTAGTGATTCGATTCGTTTCTCACACTGGTTCAGCTCGTCACTAGTGGCCTTGATAATCTCTGTCAGACGCATTGTAATGTCTCTTTCGTTATCTTGGTCGTCTAGTAATGCATTTAGCTTGTCAATGCGCTGCTGGATATGTTTTTGGCGCACGTAGTTGGTGCATACAGTAACATATAGATTCAATTCGTCGTTAGTGAGGTCAGGCTTGTCCCAAATAGCCCTGACAAACTCACTTTCGAACAAGTCTCGATCAGCTAAAGTTGTATATTGATTGATGAAGTGATTAAATCTTGGACTACGCAAATAAATAATTAATTGCTCCATTAATTTCTTTTGTTTTGTCTGGAGAGATAATTCCTCTAATTTTGTTGAACAAAAATTGTTTACTTTAGTGATTACTCTACTAATCGATTTTGGAGCCACCCATTTTTCTTTTGTTACAATTTCATTGTCATCAACTATCTCTGGACGATAAGTTTTGAGAAAATCAACAATAACACGGTGCTTCATACTAAGAGGCTGTATGTCCCGGTCCTTAAAGGTGAGTCGGGCTATCTCTAACGCATTCATGCCAACCTCGACACTATCACTCATTAAGAACTCTTTTTGCTCTTTGTTTAAATGAACTTGCTCTACTTTCGGGGCCAATGAAGTATTTGCTCTTTTGTCTTGTTCAGCTAAGAACTTCCGAACCACTCTCCCTTGTTTAGACCTACCATCGATATTCTCATCATTAAATACCTTTCGGGTTATAAACATTAAGTCAGGGTTCTTTTTAAACAGTTTTAAAATCTCTGCTTTCTGCTCTTCTGTCAAATCGTATATCATAAATCCTCGTCTTTGATTATTTTTAGTGCTATATTGTAAAATTTCTTCTTTAGATTATTTATTTGTTTATATCTAGGTGTTTTTCTTTTACTTGTATCTTGCTTAAACCCAAATTTCTCAGCCACAATTACTTCATCTATATGCTCCACAAATAACATCCGATATATCTCTTTGTGCTTATCACTTAAGTTTTTCATCACTGCATTATGGATCTTCTTAGACTTAGTGTCATAATCTAGTTCATCTTCATTTATCTTATCGCGAACTGATATTAAAGAATCCAAAGATACTGGCATTTTTAAATTAAATGCAGATTGTTTTTTGTTCTTCCATTTTGCAAAATCCAAACAAGACTCATCTTGCTCTTTACTCAAAGTCTTACTGCAATCTTCTCCTCCCAAGTAAAAGGGACAACGGAGACACGGCTTCGCAAAATTCCCATAATGATTCCTAATTAGATTCTTAATCTGATTACTAATCAACATAGAGGCCCAAGGCTTGAAAGCCCTCTTCTGGTCCCATAAATGCCACTTTTTGTAGATGTGAGTGCGAATGATCTGGCAAACATCATCGTAATCTAACCATGCTATAGAATTAAGTTGCCACTTAGCTCTATATCTACTTAAAAGTTGCTCTATCTCTGGAACTAGGTCTTCATAACCTTTATCCATCAATATCTTGTGTAGTTCTAGAAGATCCGCAGTCAGCTTGACTTTGTTTTAGCAAAGCTTCCCCTTCTGGCAGATTAGGACTCCTTCTTTCTAAAGGGGTCATATTAGCATCTTCTGGAGTCGCGGATTTCCAAATCTCAGCTAAAGATGTTTTATCAGAATTAGTTTCTGCTACAATATCTCGCCTCATTCTACTCAAATCGAAATCACGACTTTCTTCATATTCAATTTCTGCAACCACCTCTTTCTTAACTGGAGTCGGGGCAACTTGAGCAACACCTATCTTTGCTCCGCATCCAGAGCAAAATTTCGGTTTAGCCACCTCATACACATTCTTGTGACCGCAGGAAGAACAAAAAACTTTATTCATATGAATATTTTATTGATTCGGGGTTAATAATTCAATTTTTTCTACAAGATAACTGATAATTTTGTCTCTTACCACATCTTCTTTCCCAAATGATACACTACACACCCCTTTTTTGGAACTAACTTCATCTTTAAATAAATTCATTAGCTTATCAAAACCACTATTCCGAATGTCACTCTGCAAACTGTCACCACATACAAATAACTTACTCCCACGACCTATCCTAGTAAGCACTGTAGTCAATTCTCGCACACTCATATTCTGAGCTTCATCCACAATAACCACTTTATCTCTCCATGTGCATCCTCGCAGAAAGTTAATCGGCTCTGCTTCTAGCACCTTTTTATTTTTTAATTGGTCTTTCTCTGGCTTATTTAATAACTCATCAATCTTATCTAAAAGGGGGGCCATATATGGCCCAAACTTATCATCCATATCTCCTTTCAGAAAACCTATCCCCCTATCCGCACTCTCCACCACACTACGCAAATATAATATTTTTAAGTTTTTGTCGTTATTGTATAAGTCTAAAGCACTATAAACTGACAAAAATGTCTTGGCAGTTCCTGCTGGACCCCCAACAAACACAATCCTTGTTTTATCATCAGTCATGATGTCATAGAATTTTTTTTGTTTATTTGTCAATTCAATATGACCCAACAATAAGCTATTATCTTTTGCCATTGGTTTTTATCTATTACACGGGTTTGACCCTTGTAGTTCTATTTTATTATATGGCGCACCCCCTAATTTGTAAAAATAACTTTCCATATAGTGTTCACCACCCCCCGCGCTGTGCGTGTCAAGCACAAAAGTGAAAAACTTTCAGAAAACCCCTCCCCTTTGCAAAAATGTCAGATAATACAAAAAAAAGCTTTTAATTGTGAGCTGCTTACTGTATACTACACCCATGAAGAAACAAGAAGAGATGCAGTCTTTTAACTACGCCAACGAAGATGGTGGAGGTATGAACAAGAGTTTATTCTTCCAGATCATGGACGAGGTTTTTGCTGGCAGTATATATAAAGACATCG